CAACACGGGCACGCTCTGCCTGTTCGGCCTGCATCTTCGATTCGAGTTCACGGCGCGCGGCGGCTTCGCGTTCAGCCTGGGCTTTTTGCTCAGCTTCCAGACGGGCGGCTTCGGCGGCTTCGCGTTTGAGTTTTTCTTCGCGTTCGACACGTGCTTTTTCTTCGGCTTCCACGCGGAGGCGTTCAAGTTCTGCCACCTGGTCTTCGCGCTGTTTGGCAACAATGAAAGCTGCTTCCAGCTTCTGAATCGTTGCATCTTTGGCTACGCCAGCTTCGGCGGCGACTTCTTCCCAGCTATCATCAAGAGCAATGGATTTTGCTTCGCTGATACGCGCCTGAATGTCGACAGATGGGAGATAGTTACCATCAGCACTCATCACATCGCCCAGCGCACGGAGGTCGTTCAGGCGCTGCTGGAGTACATTTTTGCGGGATTCTTCTGCCTGCTCCCATTCAGTGAGTGGACGGCGAACTTCATCTTTCAGTGCATCAAGGCGCTCACGAACAATGCGGCGGCTTTCGTCAATCTGCTTAGGCAGGGCTTTGAGCTCGGTTACAAGGTCTTTCCCGGCGTTGTCGATGTACGTTTTTGAGCGAGCCACTTTGTGTGCCATTGATGCAATGGCATCACGGCCTTTTTTGGTGGACACGTCCGCTACCAGGCTGCGTGCTTCTTTCTCGATTTTTTCAATAAGCGGATCGAGTTGCTCTTTGGTGGTAAACACCGCCATCGCGTTTTGTTTTTCAATAACGACTAAATCCATTACTTCGCTCATAGCCACTCCTGAATTTTGTTTGTAGAAATCCCGGCACCGTGGCGGCTGCCTGTGTCGATTAATTTGGTTTTGCCCGTCAGGGCTTATTCGAGCTTTTCACCGCAGAGTGGGCAAAAAGTCATTTGCAGACTGGCTTCGAGACGGTTCATGTTTTTAGCCATCTCGCCATTTTTCTTTTTGGCGCGGTAAGCGAGGCGGTATTTCAGCATCACATGCAACTTGCTATCGCCCAGAGAAAACATGGTGTTTTCCCATCCTGTATCAAGCATGCTTTCGCTTACTTCGGCACCGTCAGGCACCTTAACCAGTAGGTGTTGTTTCAGTTTTTCTGCTGCTGTTTCTATGCAATTACACATTTCCATCACCTTAAAATGAGGCCGGATGACCGGCAGGTTTTTCATCAGCCCGAACGATGCGCTCAACCGGGAAACACTCGCCAGCTACCTGCTGTTCAACTGCGGCGGCTTCGCATTGCTGCAGGTTGTCGTAAACACCGACAACAACATCCTGAAAGTCACCGTTGGTCAGGCCGACAGTCAGTACCAGGGCAAATAAAGTTTGCATCAGTGAGTCCCCGCTGGTTCAAGGTTTGGCTCAATCGAACGGGAGGCGTAAGGTCGGCGGATATTCCGCAAATTTCCCTGCGGTTCGTGCCAGTACATACCCTCGCGATAATCGAACGATACGAGCCATGAAGCACCTGTGCGGCTGTTACGCATCGGTACTGCGCGGCCAGTGTTTGGAATTGATTTATTCACCATTTCAGACCCCTGACGCATGTTGATGACGAACTGGCTCAACCAGAGGCCAGTAACCGTGATTAACCAGCCAGTCACGATTGACCGTGAAACCTTCGCGCGGCGAATCAACACAGGTGAGACGCCAGAATGACTGGTTAGCCATTTGCGTTACTTTGTAGCGTTTGCCTTCATGAGTAATTTCCATCTCATCCTCTGCCGTTGTCGCCCGGCTGGCGGAGTTAAACTATCTGCGCTGATTTGTGGGATTCGCTGGCGGCGCCAGGCGCTTGTCTTCTGGTTGTCTCGGTGGACTGCAATTCACCGCCGCGAAGCCCGCTGTTTGGATGAGTTAAATTTACAGATAAAACTGTATTCTCGTCAACAGACAAAACTGTATTATTTTTGTTTTAATACATATCTATCTGTAAGATTGAGGAATTTATTTTTGATAGGCGTAAAAAAACCGACTTACGTCGGCTTATGAGGGGAGGGTGAAAAGGAGTTAGCGTTTTCGACGATAAATTCTGTGCTCTATCATGACGCCAATTATTTGCACCGGCTGCGTATCACAGTTTATTACCGGGTAATCATCGTTCAGAGGAACCAACTCAAAATGCTGAACGCCTTTCATATCGGTATATGTAGGCCTGTATTTTTTGAATGTCGCCTCCTGCCCACCATTTTTGGCAACAACAAATTCACCAGGTGCTGGCTCCAGTTCTGGATCAACAATAATCACATCCCCGGACTTGAAGTCAGGCTCCATTGAGTCACCTTCTATGCGCAATGCAAAGCTGTGCTCAGAAAGGTCCAGGTCGGTCAGGATATACTCAAAATCACCATCAAATGCTTCGATAGGTTTCTTCTCCGCCAGGGCGCCAGCCTGGACATAGCTGATAAGGGGCACACGTCTAGAGTTTACCTCACTGGCCGACATAAACGCGCCGCCATTCATCAGCCATGATGGATCACAATTTAGCGCCTTGCCAATGCCTACAATGTTTCGTGGTTTCAGCGTCTTACCATCTTCAATACTTTGCCATGATTGCTGGCGTATCCCGGCTTTTTCAGCGGCTTCTGTTTGGGTAAGCCCCAGCTCAATTCTTTTTTGTTTTACGCGATCTGCAAGGCTCATAGCACTCCCCTTTTAATCCTCCCTGATAGTCACAGTTAAAACTGTATTTGACAAACAGAAATAACTGTTGTTGAATACAGATAAAACTGTGGAGGGCATATGGAAACAATTTCTCAACGCCTCAAGAAAAAACGCGAAGAGATGAATCTGTCACAAGACCAACTGGCAAAGCTTGCCGGTATGCGGCAGCAGTCTATTCAGGCTATCGAATCTGGTTCTACGAAGCGCCCGCGCTATCTGGTTGAGCTGGCTCGCGCGCTTAAGTGCAAGCCTGAATGGCTTCTCTTCGGAGATGACCAGAGCAAATCAACTGCCGCCTGACCGGCGGCCCAACACCAAGAGGAAGTATCACAAATGGAGAGTTCAATCGCACGCAAGTTAGAAGCGCCAATTCTCAGCCCACTTGAAATCGAGAGCACTTTGCTCAACCGACTGGCGTCAATCGGGCAAAAGAATTACGCCGAGCGCATCGGAGTCAGTGAGTCAGCTATCAGCAAGCGCAAAGCTGACAACCATTTCACCGAAATGGCCAAGGAGATTTCAGCGCTGGAATTGCAGGTTGTTCCGCCAGAAGCGGTGGTGGTATCGCGCGATTACCTGAAATCAGTCGAGACACTGGCTGATATCGGTTTGCGCGCAGAACGTTGCAGGCCTGGCCCGCTGGGGTGGGACTGATGGGAAGTTTAAAAGGTGAAAGCCGGACTGCTCGAACAGTACCGGCCTTCGAAGCGAATTAACTGGATCAATTCACAGGATTTAGTATGTCAAATACTGCCAAGGTAATCAAATTTCCTGCGCCAGGTCCGGCGCAACAGGAGACTCGAATGGCTGATCTGGAAAATGGCTATCTACGTTTAGCCAATCAGATCCAGGACGCCTTATGTATCGTCGAGCTATCAGGGCGTGAGTTTCGTGTTTTAAACGCTATCGTCAGGTTGACCTATGGCTGGTCAAAAAAGTCTGACAGGATTGCAAACAGCCTCATAGCGGATAAGACAACGCTGCAAGTTAAGCACGTATCTGAGGCGGTGCTGAGCCTTGCATATCGCAACATCATCATACTCCGCCGGATAGGGCAAACGAGATACATCGGGATTAACACCAGTCTGGATAAGTGGGCTTATGCGAAGCCTAATTGCTCAAAGTGCCCGGTTGATTTCCCTGCTGCCGAGATAGTTACATGGGTAATCACTATCCCTGAATTCGGGGATAGCAATATCAAGTCAAAAACCATCCCTGAAAAAAGGGATAACCATCCCCAAAAACAGGGAGAGGTATCCCTGAAAATAGGGAACACCAAAGACATTCTTCCAAATACAAATATAAATACAAAAACAAAAACCCCCTCTAATCCCCCAAAGGGGAAGGTGAAGTTTGATCCGCTAAGCATTCCTGTTCCTGAATGGCTTGACGCTACAGCCTGGGGTGAGTGGGTTGCTTATCGTCACCAGTCTGGCAAGGCCATCAAAACAGAACTGACCGTCACCAAGGCTTACAAACTCCTGAAAGAATGCCTTGACGCCGGGCACGACCCTGTAGCCGTCATCAACGCCAGTATTGCCAATGGCTATCAGGGTTTGTTCAAACCCAAATACAGCATTCAGAGCCGTAGCTCTGTCCGGGATGTGAATCATATTTCGCAACCTGACACGGAGATCCCGGCAGGATTCAGGGGGTAACGATGAAAACGACGAATGATTTACTCAGCCGTATTCAACGCATGATGCCTGCTGGCGTGCAACCGAAGTTTACCAGTGCCGAAGAGTTGATGGCCTGGCAGCAAGCGGAAGGGCGCAAGCGTACTGACGAGCTGGAGAAACAAAACCAGCGTGCCCGCTCTGAGAAAATTTTCGGACGTGCCGGTATTCAGGATCTGCACAAGCACTGCTCGTTCTCGAATTACCAGGTGAACGGGGACGGCCAGCGCCGGGCGCTCAGCATGGCGAAAAGCTATGCGCAGAACTTCGGTGAGGGTTTTACCAGCTTCGTTTTCAGTGGCAATCCTGGAACCGGTAAAAACCACCTGGCGGCAGCCATTGGTAATTTTCTGCTTCACAAGGGGCATACCGTGCTGGTGGTGACCATTCCTGACCTGATGCTGCGCGTTCGCGAATGCTACGACAGCGACCAGTCAGAAGCGGCACTGCTTGATGATCTGTGCAAAGTTGACCTGCTGGTGCTGGATGAAGTGGGTATTCAGCGCGGAACCACTGGCGAGAAAGTCATCATCAACCAGGTTATCGACCGTCGCCTGTCCTCGATGCGCCCGGTAGGGATCCTGACGAACCTCAATTACGCAGAACTTAGCGCCACGCTGGGTGAACGCGTTATGGACCGTATGCAGATGGATAGCGGTATGTGGGTGAATTTCGACTGGGAAAGCCACCGCAAAAACGTTCGCCATCTCAGAGTCGTGAAGTGAGGCAATCATGAAAAATTTCACATTAAATCAGTTTGGTACGCCTGGTAAATGCCCTGCGCATAACCGGCCATGGACCGATGATGAGCAGGATAAGTTGATCAATCTGTACCCGACAACGACCTGTGAGGAAATCTCACGCCTGTTAAACCGCGGCATTCCGGCGATACGTTTTCGCATTTCGCAGCTTCGCGAAGCGGGGATCCTGCCTGTCGTGAAAAAGAGAGCTTTCACGCAGCAGGAAGACGCTTTCATTCGGCACAACTGCCGCACCATGACGGCGAAAATGATCGCTTCGCATTTGTCTGGCCGTTCCGCGCAGAACATCTACCGCCGGGCACAGCTACTGGGCGTCAGCCTTGCAAAATGCGGTAACGATCACTGGAGCACTACGTGCACGGATGAAGACGTTGCGCTGATTTGTGCGCTGCGCGACGACGGCATGCGCCCGAGCGTAATCGCGGAAAAATTTGAAGTATCCAGGCAGATGATTAGCTGGGTTTATCACAGACGTTTGACTGCGGCTGATGCTGCTCAAATCGGGAGTGCACGGGTATGAAACAGGTAACGATGGAAAGCGTAAAGCAGCGCATGGCTGATCTGGAAAGTGCAGGCAAAGTTGTTGGTGGCCTGAGCCTGAGCAGTGAGTTTGAGCTTGCCTGCCTGCGCGAGCTGGTAGCAGTGACTGAGCACTCAGAGAGGGTAAGTAAATCTCTGGAAACAGCTCTTGGCGTACAGGCTGATCAGGCAAAAAGAACTAACCAATTGCTGGGTGAAATCAAAAAAGCTGAGGCTGTTATCGGATCTCTGGGGTGGATGGATCTGGACACGGCTATTTCACTGGAACTGACAAAACTGAATAAGCAAATTTCAGATTTGCAGGGACAGGTCAGCCTGCTGACCGAGCAGCGCGACGCGTTGGTGGTGGAGATGAAATCGGCATTTGAGAAACCTCAAGCGTATCTGACGTGGCACGCCATCCCGCCAACATGGGAAGACCCGCTTCCGTGCGGTGAATATCTTGATGTTCACGATACTGACGGCCACAAAAATAGCGATGGCACTGACTGCTGGCCTGTTTATGCCAAACCAGAAACACCAGCCACCGACGCCGCAATCACAGCGCTGAGAGCGGAAGGTGTGGAGATGTTTGCTAAGGCACTTCGAGTTCCCGGAGATGACCCGTTTATGGACGCTATTGCCGTTGGCGTAGCAGGAACCGCAGACAACTCTGCCGCCATCCTCTCCCTGCTGGAAGAGCGTGACGCTGATAAGGCGCTGATTGCGGAAAGCGTTGTGCTATTTGAAACGCTGCGCCAACGCATCGCTGAACTGGAGAAATACGCAAAAAATCGCGACGAAGAAAATCAGGATGGGTATGCGGTGATGCCGCTCTACTCCCACGCCGCGCCATCAATCCCGGCAGAGGAGGAAGCAAACTCCCGTGCGCTATTTGAGTCATGGTTCAGGGAAGAAATAATTGCGAAACCAGATTTCGTATTTGCAGATTTTGACAACGAAACCGGGGAATACATACCCCCGGATGATGATTCAATCGAACTCTATACACACATACAGGCAATGTTGATGTCGTGGAACGCCTGCCGCGCCGCCATGCTCAACGGGGGTAAATCATGAAAGACGAAACGTTGCTTTCCGATGAGGTTATTGAATCACTGGAAATGCTGACAAGCCGTAATTATTTCCGTGAATGGATAAAAAATCCTACAGGCTATGTTGCTGGGTCAATAGCTGTTCGCGACCTTGTTAACGTTGTGCTTTTCGCTGACGCCTGCCGCGCCGCCATCCAGTCCGGTAATTCAGCGCAACCTGTAACGGTGCCTGATGAGTATGTGCTGGTCCCGGTTGAGCCAACAATAACAATCATGGACGAAATCTACGCCATTTTCGATTTTGGCGCAGAAGATTCA